CCCGCTTTGAGCGAGACACCAAGAAGCGACTTCCGTCACTTCTTCGGTCCTCCTCGGCGGAGCCTTCTGACCCTACCCCCATTGGGGCTAGGGCCAAACGGCACCACAGGAGGCGAAATGCTTCGGCCCAACAAGTTTGGAAGACTTGTTGGGCAGGTCTTGTACATGCTGGCTGGGATTCTTTGAACGGTGCTTGGCACCTTCATCTTTGGGCTACCCGCTCCCTCCGCTCTCGCGGTTGGGTTTGGGTCGCCCGTCAGTTGAAGGCTCTTTGTCACACCGTCCGCTGTGGTTCTCTCCGCTCCCCGCCTCCATCTGAACTCCCAAAGATCCGTAAGGACCTTTGTTTGTTCTTTTGGAGGGAGGCTTGGAAGAACCAGCGCAGCGGCTTCGCATTCTCTAGGCTCTCTCGCGCGCTTCCTCCTCCTGTTACCGGGGAGGAGCTTGAGGCGTCCAGAGTCTATAAGAACTCGAAGACATCGAATCCCACACCGGACTGGGCTCTCTCGCAGTTGCGTGCTTACGTACTGGGCTCTGTCTGCGGACGCAGACGGGCTCGTACTCCACACGTTCCTGCGAGTTTGCCGTCCAGCACTTCCGCCTGCTTCGAGAGGAGCTCTCGAGAAGGCGGAGTGGATGGCTTTCTCTTCGATACTGGTAAGCGGTGGCTTACCAAGTATCACGTTGGGTGGTCGGATCCACGGTTGCCTGGGGTTCTCCCTGGGCCCGTGCTCCCCCGCGCCATTCGTGATCTTCAGCCTTACGCTCAGGACAGCCTGGGGAGGTTTTGCCTCTCCCAGGCTCGCCTTTTGCGCGAGCTGAAGACCGAAGACGGAGTCATGGCCGATTGCTATCGAGCTGTTGGCATCCTCGTCCTTCGGCGGGAAGAGTCCCTTTCGGGCTCTTCCCGTCGTTGTAGGCTCGAGGTGTTGCCACAGCCTGGTCTCAAGTGGCGGCCGCTCGGCGTCCCTTCCGCTTTGACTTTCGTCGAAGGGGATTGGATCCGTCGCAGCTGCTACTTGCTTCCAGGTGCTGACTGGGACGTGTCCGTTCCAGACAACACACCGATAGTACATCCGGGTCTTCGTTCGTCTGCCTGCACTTTCGTGTCGGCCGACCTCTCGAAGGCCACGGATGGGATCAACCATGACGCCGTGAAAGTCATCATCGATGCTCTGCGAGACTGCTCCCTCATCCGGCCAGCGGATCAGGAGCTCGCCTACCGGAGCATCGGTCTGGATCCTCTCCACCTCTGGAGTTACACTCGTCCCGACGGACGAGTTGTTAACTGGCGGTGGAGGAGAGGCAGTCCGATGGGCACTCCGCTGTCCTTCGTGGTTCTCTCTTGGGTTTCGGCCTGGTGCGCTAGTGCGTTTCCACACTATCGCATCAGAGGTGATGATGCTGTCGGCGCTGCCGCTTCCGAGGAAGTCGCGTATTTGTCCTTGGACGAATACGCTCTTGCCCTTTCGGCGGTAGGCTGTCAGCTCAACACCCAAAAGACCTTTGTCTCGCAGGGGGTTTTCACCTTCTGCGAGACTCTTGGTCTTAGCCGTCCTAAGGTTGAACCAGGTAGGATGTACGTCGCACGCGTTCCGGCCGTGCCACCCTGTTCCTCGCGGGTGCCGTGGGTCTCCGACCCACTTGTCCCGGCGAGGAAGTGGCAGCGTAGGATGGAACGTGTCGTCAAGACTCGGTTTCCCTGGCTTACCCAAAGCGCAAAGCTCCACCTTCCGGTGGGTCTCGGCGGCTATGGGTACAGGGGCTACGGTCTTAACGTGTCTTTGTCGGTGCGAAAGAGGTTGGGGTCCGCGGTTTCCCGTGGGCTCGACTTCCTTGGAACACCGACTCCGACAGCGACGTACAGAGCGGAGGGCCTCTTCCCTTCGTTGCGTGATAGGTCCTTCGGCCGCACACGGGTCGGGCGTCAGGTCCACAAGTCTTTTACCAACTTGTGGGTCCCTGAGGTCCGTCCTCGTGTGGGGGCCGTACCTATCAAGGCGCGTGACCTCGTTGCTCTGCAGGAGATGGAGATGTCCAGCATCTGCATCTCCAAAGGAGCACTTAGTTACGCGGCTGCGACGAAGGGCAGACCAGCAAGTACAAAACCTAGATCCTTCAAGAACAGTCAAGGTTCTTGGTCCTCGTGCCGCCCGCTTTCGCGAGCGCACGGGCTCAAGTCCCTTGACCGTCTCGTTCATGCCTTGCATGAACGGGAGCTGTGGATCTCGAAGCGTTACGTCACCAGGATTCCGGGTGGAACCCCG